GGTATTTCCCGCAACATACCAAATACCCCAGTCGTCGGGTCCATCAGGGCATTTTTCCACTCTGATGTGACACCATCAAGAGTATTGGACATCGCAGCAATAGCCTCTGGTGGGACTGTCAATTTGGTAGCTTCATCAAGCCATTTGGCCCGCTCTTTTGTACTAACTTGGTCCCAGTCTTTGAGGGTTTTACCATTGGCCTCCAAAACTTTATTGAGGGCAGATTTGAATGCGGGACTTCTGTCAAACATTACCATTTTTAGAGCCGACCTATCACCGCCGATAAGTCTGGTTAAAAGTTGACCCGCCTCAGCAGATGATGTTTTAGATTGTTGGGCTAAAAGTGTCCAACCTTCTGTAAGGCCCATAAGAGTATTCTTGGCCCCATCAAGGTCAATACCATCTGCGGTCTTAAAGGCTCTGATAACATCATCAGATACAGAGCGGCCAACCATAGCAAAGTCATCAGCCGTCCCTGGTAATTTGGCCCCAAGAGCTACAAATTCTGTGTTGAGACCTTTGGCAAACTTCATACTCTCTTCAAAAGTGCCACCCATCACATCTTTTAAGGCCCCGGCACTGCCAATCATGTCCAGTTGGGTATCACTGGCACTTTTAACTTGGCCACCCATAAACTTAAAGGCCCCGCCAATAGCTTGACCCGCAGCACCCACCGCAGCGCTAATAGCATTACCCATCGCAACACCAGTGGCCGTTGCATTTCTCAGTACACTTGATAAATTATCGCGACCTTCTAAACTTACAACAACCCTATTGGACATTGCTTTACCTCCTACGTTGTCCCCCGCCATATTTAGAGAACATTGGCCCACATACTATTGAGTGAACATTGGCCCACATACTATTGAGTGAACATTGGCCCACATACTATTATATGAAAGTGGCCCGTTCCAAGGATGTCCAAAAGTATCCCTCCCAGTAGAGGGTGGAAAGTATGGCAAGTCCCGGTATAACTATTACGCTGACAAATGCTGTAGAGACCCTTTTAGCCGAAGCCCCAATCTATATGCTCGTTACGGGTACGGTTGGAGTGGACAGTGTGATTTCTGTCACAAGCACTACAGACATCACGGCAACGATTGGTGTTTCTGCATCCTCAACTTATATCCCAGAATTTTTTAAGAGTGGCCATAATTTAAACTTAGTGGTGGCCGCCGATTTGACAGATTGTTTGGCCCTATTGACAGAAAATAATATCGAACCAGGTTACATATTGGCCCCGGAGTTTGCGGTGTCTAGTTTAACTTGGACAGCCGATTGTCTTCTTATCGATGCCAAAGCAAAAGAAGTAAATTGCATTTTCATTGCCGACCCAGACGATGCTAACAAGGCTACGATTGGTGTTGATACTTCAACAGGTGTTAGAGGTGATGCTACAGCTCTGGCCACTACGACCAACACGGCGCTATATTTTCCATACTTGACTGGTGATGTAGAATGTCCACCCAGTGTATTTGTGGCCGCTTTAATTTCCAGATTAGCATTAGGAGTTTCAGCAGCGGGACATCTTTACCCCTTGGACGATGTGGAGTCTGTGGCGCTAGAAGTTACCAAAGCAAATCGTGACACTCTTTACCCTGAAAACATAAATCCTATTTCCTTCTTTAAAAACTTTGGTTATCTGGTTTATGGGGTACGGTTGATTGATGGTACTTTGGTGGTATCAAAGGCTGTGGTAAATGAAATAGTGTCCCAAAGTAAAGCACTATTGTTACCTTTGCTTTTCTCTTCTGACATTCCCGGTGTTATCTATGTACGGGCCAAAGCTGTTATGGACGCATATCTTTATGGCTTGTGGCAAAGTGGACTTCTGAATGGTGAGACCGCAAATGAGGCTTTTAAAGTGACAGTTGACGGTACAAACAACACGGCAGAAGACCTGGCCGCTGGTATCCTCAATGTGTCCATTCTTATAACCCCGGTCGGAGCTATCGAGTTTATCAACGTGGACATCACAGTAGCATAATTTTCAGACGGGTGGCCTCTGTTTTTAACGGGACTCTTGACTATCCAATTGGCCACTGGAGGATATAGTCCAAAGCCATAATGATTTGGAGAGGCCCGTTTACCCTTAAAAGTGGACATCACTACTGTATCCAGTCTGTCAACGTGGGTTTATGCTCGTTTAGGATAATATGCTCACAGTGGCCAATGATTTTAATATTTTAGGAGAGATAAATGGCTTATCAACTTAGTCCAATTGTGCAGTCCAGTTTTAGAGTGACTATTGAGGGGGTTTTGGACACCTATTTTACTCAGGTTAGTGGACTATCAATGACCAGAGAAGTTACTCAGATTGGGGACGGGTATTCTGACAGACCAAATCAAATATTGGGCCGTACAGAAACCGAAACCTTAGAAATGACAAAACCTTACGAGCCAGAGATTGATGGTGAAAAATTACTAGCACTTTTCAACTCCGGTTGCGGTACTAACAGCTACACCATAACGGTCCAACCTGTTAAGCAATGTAATGGTGTTGAGAAAAGAGGTGAGGCTATCACTGCTTTGGGTTGCAAATGTGTGGGTATTGAGTTTCCCGAGATTGATGCGGATTCTAACGACGTGGCCACTATTATGCTTTCCTTTGCATACTCTGATATCCAGACTAACTAATACCTTTTTAGATTTTAGACAATGGTGTAAATAGGCGAGTTCTGAGAAAGCTTCAGGTCATAATATACGTTGAGGAATTTTAAAACTCGTCTATTTACAAGATTTTGGAGGTTATGAGATGAGATTGAGATACCCAGTCCAAATAACAAACGGTAAACTGGACTTTTCGAGGGATGATAAGGCTGAAAAGAATTATTCGGTGTTGGCTACGATTCAAGGAGAGAGGGTATATTGGCCTTACTATGGAAACCCTATTAGCCTATTTGACCCTGATACCCTTTTACCATCCTATGCAGACCTGATATCAAAAGGCGTTGTTAAAGTTAACGGGAATATAGAAGACCTGAGTCAAAAAGATTATAAACTACCAACCACCCCGTCAGTTTAGGAGGGATATGTCTTGGAAAGCTGATATAAGATTTATTGGGACACTTTGGAATAAACCTACTGTAACTTCAGAGGTCCGAGAGTCCATAAAAGAAACTGCTCAATTTGCCAGAAATTTACTACCAAAAAACACCCCTGTGGACACTGGTATATTGGCCCGCTCCTGGAGAGTATCTGTTGGGGACAGGATTATGACAATTGCAAACCCCACACCTTACGCAGGTTTTGTTGAGTATGGGACAAGTAGGATGGCCGCTCGTGGTATGTTGGCCAAGTCCATCCCAGAGATTGAGTCCCACTTTAAGTCCACACTGGAGTCAAAGATTCAGTCCAAATTATCTGGTAATGGGGGTTCTACAAGGCTCCGGTCGCTGGCAACAAGAGTGGCTGGACTTCGAGGTTTTGTAAGTCCATCTGTATCCAGACCTGTCAGAAATCCATAGACAACTGACACAATGGCCCAACACCATTAAAAGGACTAATATCTATCTAATATGAGGTTATAATGGCTGCAACGATTTTTAGACAAACACACGCGGCAAATGCGGCATATCCGGTCCAAGCCGATGATATTGCGGTCGCCCTGTCCATGATGGCTCAAGATTATGTGGCAGATATCACTAATCTTAAAAATAGCCCTCTGTTGACAGCATTGCGTAAAGAGTCCGCTATGAATGACGTAATTACCTGGGACGTTTTCTTAGGTAAAGGGTCTTCAAAGAATGCTCTGACAACCGCTGATATTACCGGGGCATCTTTAGAACTTGACTATAGAATGCCTGCTGAATTAACAATTGGACGCTATAAAGAATATGACGTTTTTGAGATTGCTAATGTTGATGCTCAAGTGGCTCGTAACGCTGGTAAAGAAAGTGTTCGTAATCTTTATCAACTCCGTTTAAGCGCTGTATTGCGTAGGCTTTTGCAACACATGAATAGTGAAATCTATAACGGAACCCCTGGAGCGACTTCTAATCTGGTGGGCCTTGAGACTCTATTCACCACAAACTCTTACGCTAACATCACTCATACCCTAGCAGATTACACCGGGTCTGTGGTTAACGAAGACTACTATATCAACTGGAGACCCTTAAGTGGACTTGTTGATTACTCCGATGGTACTTTGACTCTTAACGATGGACATGGTACTGGTGGTTCTCTTGTAGCGCCAACTGTCAACACTTTACCAACGTCCCGCCTGGATTACTTTATGGACGATTTCATTCTCCAAATGGGTAAGAAAGGTCGTAGTTTTGATTTCATGGTGGCCCACCCTAGCTTTGTTAATGAGTACCAGGCCGTCTATAAAGATTTGGCCAACTTTAACATCGCCAATGGCCAGACCTTAAGAGCTGAACTTGGTAATGTGTCCGCAAGCTATCGTGGCCGTCCTATCCTAGAAGACTATTTCTGCCCTGAAGACACTCTTTACTTCTTGGACTCTTCTCTGATAAATATGTACACGATGCCTTCTCTGACAGGACTTCAAGGACAATTTATCAACACCTCTAATCCTAATGGCCTAAATATCTCCGTTGGCCCAGTGTCTAACGTGACTATTTATAACCGCCGTTATGAGGTTGCGCTTATCCCTCAGCTCGTTATCTGGGATACCAAAGGTGTTAATCGTATGCAATTCCAAGCATAATCCTAGTATAACTTCTGGTATTACCAAGGTTGCATAAAAAAGACCCCTTACCGATGTCCAAGTTGACAAAAGTAAGGGGCTTCTTTTTGGCCTTATGCGTGGCCTTGACCTCATATTTCTGTATTGGCCCGAGTGTCAATAAGGTTAACCTTGTGGTTTTTCTCAGATAAAGTTTCCCGGATATCGAAACCCTTACCATACATGGTTTTGAAGGTTTTTGACAGTATGGAATCCCGGTCATTGTATTCCCCCTTATTGAGAATATCCCCTACCTGAGACTGGTTTAAATGACAACCTCCAGTGGCCTTATTGGTGTTACTGTTGGTATAAAAGATTAGTGTCTTTATAAACTTGGAAATTGGTGTCCATCATTAAAAGGTGGTATGTGGGGAGGTGGAGATGAGGTTATTTGAAATAGACGAGGAGGGTAATAAGAAACCGAGTCCTTTACTCGTGATTTTATTAATTCTTTTCATTGAGAATCGTATTGACCTGCTTGAAAATTTGGAAGATGGGGATAAGTTGAGTGTTGGGCAGACAATTGACTACCTTATCTGCGGTGAATTAGAATCTGATTAAGTGTGAGTAAAAGACCCTTACCAACTAAGATAAGGGTTTTTTACGGCTTAAGTTAAAAATGCCGCCATTGGTGCTTTTCTTTTTTCTCGTAGTGTGAATAAGCAATATCTGAGGGCATCTATCTTGTGGTCTTTTTGTCCATCTTGAACTTTATCCTCATAGAAAGAATTAGTACCCTTTATAGATTTTCGAGAGTAGCTAATTAACTCGTCAAAGAAAGTTTTATTATTAAGAAATAGGCGGTTTTGAAAGAAGAGATTATTAACATGGGAGTTACCTGGTAAGATAGAATTTTCTCCTTTAATAGCTTTTCTCATACCAATAAGATTATTAGCATCCCCTATTTTTCTAAGGTCAATAATAGATGAAGGTCTTGAGGGGTCACAGAAAACCCTTTGGACATTATAGTAATGACAAGCTTTCCTTACCTCCTCATAGAAAGTATGACAAGGAATAGCGTTGGATCCGTCACCTATCTGTTTGTCTTTTAGGATATAGTAGTCATCATTTTCTGTTTTGGCCACAACTACATAGGCTGGATTAACGTCACCCCAATCAACACCCATAAAAGTTTGACTTACTTTTTTCAATACCCTTTCACCATCAGTCTGAGGAAATACAATGTAAGGTCCAAGAGGGTCGTAGGAATATGTTTTAAGGTGGTTAGGGTTAAGCTCCGAGTAGATTGACCCACCAAAGTTTACCCAATCGGCTTCAAACTCCTGCTGAAACAATTTTGGAGATAAAGTCTGGCGAGCGTACTCTATTTCAGCGGGGTCGATATAAGGATTTGTGGACGTATGGTAGGAAAAAAACTTCACATAGTCTGAGTGGGCCAAGTCATAAAAGTGATTATTAACGCCCTTTGGTGTCCCAGTGATAAGTGCTGAAGAGCCTTCTGTATCTGCCATAGCGGGCCTTACAACAGAATCCAAGAAGTTAACTGGACAATCTTGAAACTCGTCAATGGCCGCGTAGTATATACGAAGTCCACGCAAAGCATCGTAATTCTCAGCCCCGGCGACTATAACATCTGGTTTACCTGGCAAAGATATCCTACGCTCGCTAATATTTATCACCACCCCCGGCACTTTAGAAAACAAAGCCACCAAAGGTTTCCATAGTACCCTCTTGGCCATTACAAGTGTCGGCATCACAACGACAATAGTCTCAGGTGTAAGTTCATTAATGGCCCGGTTGTATGTAATGGCCCGGTGGAAAACTGACACAGACTGGAGCCGGGACTTACCCCACCTACGACCGCATACTACGACCTTAAATCTCTCGGGGTCTCTGAATACTTCCCATTGTTTTTCGTGAAGTTGAATGTCCATGTTAAAATATAGAGGTAATAAAAAATGGTCAAGATTATGCACAAGAATACTGTCCCCGGCACTATCTATCTATTAATGTCCTATTCCTATGATGGCCAGCCCTCTTCTATCAAATTAGGATGGACAAAGAATCTCCGCAAAAGGATAAAACAGATTAGCAGATGGCCAGGTGAAATTGAACTCCTAGCATCTGTCCCCGGTACGATAGCCACCGAGCAAAAGATACATAAAGAACTCCGAATGACTGGCCACAGATTTTCCTACGAGTGGTATTCAATAGAGCTAAAAGATATTGCCATTGATTTGATGACTACTTTCCATGATGTAGCTAAAAATTTGGAGATAGAAGGGGAGATAGAAGGGGTAATATAGACTGGCCCAAAAGAGAGTCAAGAGTCAGACCCAGGAGGTCGTATGGACATTGAGCTTATACTGACTCTTCTGGGCCAAGAGTCGAATGAGGACAATTATGAAATCATTACCGAGGCCCTTGCTACAAACCCTACTAGATTGGCCCAAGTGAATGAAGCCATTGCAGAGTTGGCCGCTATAGACCTGGAGTTAAAAGCACTACCAGCAAATGCTATGGTGACAAAAGTGGACGATATTAACCTCGACTACTCTAAGAAAATGAGAATTTTGAGGATAGAGGCCCACAGTCACTTGACCACGATATCAACGTTAACCGGATTAGAAAACTTAAATTTGCGTTATGGACGAGTCTTTAAATCAAGTTACATCGGATAATACCCAAACCCCCGCAGACCAAGATACTCAACTTATTGGTATGTTAGAAGGCGTTTTATCCAGCTTTAGACAAGAAATGATGGCCGAGGTTCATTCTCAAATTGGCCAAGTTAAAAATGAGTTTAGCGCCGCCAAATCCACAAAAGAGGAGGCTACTGCTGACGAAAGTATTAACCCCTCCACTCAAGCTTTGCAACAGGAGTTAAATGCTCTCAAGTCCCAATTAAAAAAAGAACGGATGTCCAAGGAGCTAACTAATATTGCAGCCAAACATGAAGCCTATCCTGACCTACTTGAGCTTAAATTGTCCCAGGAGGAGATTTTAGAACACGAAGGCCAATTCTATGTTAAATCTAAAGATGGCCAAACTAAAAGTGTCCAAAATTATGTCGAGCAACTTTTAGGCTCTGAAGATGGCCAACGATTTGTACAACAAAAAAGGCCCAACGTAGCTTTCAATAGTGGTAAAGAAGTGGCCAGAAAAGAAATGGACGTGGCCGATGTCCTTTATAACGCTATCTAAGATGGCCAACGATTTGTACAACAAAAAAGGCCCAACGTAGCTTTCAATAGTGGTAAAGAAGTGGCCAGAAAAATATACGAGACCCGTCAACACTGGCGGGTTTTTTGCTATAATAGGGATATTGAAACCCTACCTTGGTTATGCTATGAAAATCGTATCTGACATCATTAAAGAGGCGACATCCTCCAGCGCAGGCCCAGTACCCAGAGCCATTGCCACCATAATGATAATCCAATTGTATGTTTTGGGCCTCTCATTCTGGCGTGGTTTGGATGGGACTTGCCAGGTTTCTAAATTTCAGTGGGACATAATTTCTAACTATGGCTGCTCTGGTGGACTTTTTGTTAGAGGGTTTTTTGAGAAGGCCCCACAACCACCCAGTCTTGAACGTAACGCACCCTAATACCGTGATTTTTCGTGTAAAATGGATCGTAACAGTAAAAGTTACGGTCTTTTTTTATGTCTGAAAATAAAGAGAAATTGATACTAAATTACCCAGAGCCTCAAGAAAAGTGTGTCAGCGAAAAACTGGACATAATACTTGAAAGGTTGGACAAGTTAGAAGGTGGTGGTAAATCCATTGCCGCTGAAGTTGAAAAGGTAAGGTCTGAGTCCAAAGAAACTTCTGTCAAACTAGATAGGCTCAGGGACTTCTTTTTTGAAAAGGAAACCACTGCTAAAATATGGACAATAGCCGGATTAATAACTTGGATATATCTTGTTGGCCCAGTAGTTTTTGAACTTAAAACCCTCACTATGGTGGCCATTGAAAAGCAACAAGAACACGGCCTCGTAAATATAGTCACAGACCTTAATCCTTTTACCCCCCGTCAGTTATTTGTTGAAAAGGGGCGATACAAGGCTTACGTTGGCCAACATTTTCTGGACTCGTCACCACCTGGGACATACGACTTTACTTTGGGACTTCCAGAGTTTAAAAGCAAAGGAGAGAAGGCCCACTTTGAAGTACCTATCCCCGCCCCCTGTAATGGAGTTATAAGAAGGACATGGTTTCAAG